TCTCTTTCAAAATCACTACCACCTAACTTACCACCGGCATCCTTTTCACTATCATCACCACCTTTGTCAGCCATCTTATTATAGGCAACTTTTGCTGGATGGTCATCTGGTTGCCTTTTAGCAGCACCAGCAGTCATTTCCTGAGACTCACCCTCTTTGTCTTTATACTTGATGATTTTATCGTCATCGACATCAGCCTCATTTATGTTTTGTGCAATTTCTAATAGTGAAATCATTTGTCTTTCTCCATCATTATTTCGTGTTTGAGACTTTCTAAGTGTTCTATCCACTGTCCAAGTCTCCTCAACATATAATTCTTTGTCACCTCTTTATTCTGTATTTCTGTTTGCCATCTTTTCAACAGAGTCGAAATACTAAAAAGAGTATCCATATAGGATTTCTTTTTGTCCTCAAAGGCCATACCAAAGGCAATTACTGTAATTGTCCTACTTTATTTGCTAGTTTTACTAACCTCTCACTTATTTTATGTAAAGCCTTATGTGTGTTTTTCCAATATGAACCTGAGTCTACATTCATTTCTTTTTTCAATCTTACATTCATATCAATGAGCCTACTCAGTTCTGTTAGGGAATTTCTAACTTCCCTCATTGATTTACCAATCTTCTGTTTTGCAGTAAGGGTCTCATCATTTCTATACTGATGGTATCTACCCTCATTCACTTTTTTATATCCAGCAACTTCTGGATCTTCATGACCTTTCTTTTTCTTACTAAATGCATATGGTGTCTGATATCCAGGCACATTCGCACTTGTAGAAGCCTCTTCAACAGAACTTATCTCATCAAGTAGGTACTCTTGAATTCGTTCTCTTAGCTTACTTTCCAGCGACATCCTTCAACTCCTTTAATAATTGATAGTATCTCATAAGAGTAATAACTTGATTATCCTCTACAATCCTACCTCTCAGTAGTTTATCGGATTGCTTGATAGCCTCTTTCAATTTTATGGATGTAACCTCATCATCTATATTAGGTAAAAACGATTGGAGCTGTTTTTTGACTTTTATAGATTCCTTTTCTACAAATTCTTTTAGTTGGTTTGTATTTGAGATATTATTAATATATTTTCTCAACAAACCTTTTTGTTGTTCACTAAGTGATTTGTATTTTTTATTAAATTTTTCTACTAACACTTGATATGTAAGTAATCTTAAATCTTTTTCTGATTTTTTATATCCAGCAAGAGTTTTATTTTCTACTACCTTATCCTTTTTCTTCTTTTTAGTAATCGATTCTATTATAGTAAATCTAGCATCGGTTTCTGTTGAAGGATCAGTAATGGTTAGTGACTCAAATAATTTATATACAGAAGCATAAACCTTATAATTAGGTATTCTAGCCATAAAGAACTCATTTACATTATAAGAATTTTTGATTTCGCTAACTAAATTATATTTTTCACGACGAAGTTCAGAGCGATTGATTTTACTGTAGGTTTTTAGTACAGCTTCAATTAAATGATTAGCTTTACTTTCGGATTTGTAGCTCTCTGTAGTAAGGATTTTATACAATTCGTACTCTTTTCCTAATTGTGTGGTAGGAGAAAAGTATTTTTTTAGCAAATTTACTGCTAATCCGTCTTTATTTTCAATAATATCTGCTGTTATTTGTCTTGTTATCAACTCAAAAAGGATACCTGTATTTCTAACCTTTGAGTGTTTTATTTTATTACTCATCTACGAACTCCAATCGTTTATTTCTCTTATATAAATATATAAGAATCTAATTTTTCTTAGTATTTAAGGAAGTGACTTCGCTTTTATACTCTTTTTCTAATTCACCACTTTCACTAAGCAGCTGTTTACCACTTTCACCTAAATGATTCAACATATTTTCATACTTTGCAAGTGACTTTGTACTATATGCTTTACCCATATCATGCGAACCAAGTGGGTCTCTACCCCTAGCAGAACCATCTTTACCAAATTTATTTGATTCTTTTGGTCTTCCAGCGCCTGGTTGTCCACCTTCTTCCGAACCACCTTCATCGTTCAACTCATGCCCACTTCTACCCATAGCCATATCAGATGGTGTACCTTGTGATTGTCCTGTTTTAGCAGGATCGTTACCCTCAGCTTCAATCTGTTGTCTTCTAAATTTATTTTTATAGTCAAAAACTATCTGTTCGTCTTGTTCCTTTATCTGTTCATCTGTAAAGTTGAATACATTTTTGTAAATCCACTCTGACGAAACAAGACCATCTCTCATCATAGAGTCTGCCAACGAAGCCTTTTGATTCCATAATTCAATTTTTTCTTGTTCATAAATTGTGGATGGATTTGTTAGTTCTAATTCAAAGTTTACTAGCTCTTGGTCTCTAAATCCTTGTGAGTAAAGATGTACTACAGCAATCTTCTGTAACTCACTAACTACAATTCTCTGAACTCTTTCTATTGTTCTAGCAAACCTAACATCCTCAGCAGCTAATGTAGCCTTAGAACCTAATCCTTCTTCATATCCTAAAAATGCTTTTGGAACATGAAGTGATGCTAGTAGTTTATTTTTCAAATACTCAACATCTTCTGTAGCCTCATAAGTAAGACCAGGTAAAGACTCAATATTGGTTCCACTATCGCCACCTCTTACAGGTAAAAAGAAATCTTCTGTAAGGTTTTGGATGTTGTAACGAAGATTATACTCACCAGTCTTCTCATCCATAACAGGCGCCTTTTTCATCTTATTGATTGCCTGTTGCATAAAGTTATCAACCTCAGCAGGTGGTATGTTTCCAATATCTAATTTGAACACTCTCTTTTCGGGCGCTCTCATAATACGATGTATCAACATAGCGTCTTCCATCAAAGTCAATTGTTTCCATACCTTTCTACCACCCTCAAGTATAGAGCGCCCGTAAGGTACAAAATTAGAATCAGAAAGTAATCTAAAATGAGCAACCTCATAGTTTTCTAAGAGAGTTGCTTCCCTACCTCTTTGTGAGTGTCTAGCACCGACATGACCACTTCCTTGTTGTGGTACGAACTCAAATTGTACCATCTGAGGATTTGTTGGATCGTGTCCTTCTAATCTAGAAATATCGTAAGCAGACATTGGCATAACATTCGTTACACCATACTTCTCAGTAACATCTAATTTCAAAAAGAAGTCACCATACTTTACCATATTACGAACCCAAGGCCATAAATTGAATTCTATATTGATAATATCATAAAAGAGGTTATGTAATATATCGTGAATTTGATCGTTTTTTGTTTTTATACCTAAAATCTTTCCATATTCGTTTTTCATTGTAGATTCGTCAGAGTAGATATCTAAAGCTGAAGATACGATAGAGTCGCTATCCATAGACTCATAGTCTCTAAACAGTCCTAATCGTAATTGCTGAACCTGTAAAAGTTCGTTGTATGGGTGATTAGCCATATTAGAATGTATCTTTTGAAATCTATCGACTAATGAGTTTTGTGGACCTGATTGAATCTTACTACTATCAACCACTTTCAGTTTTCTACCACCAATGTTTCTTACAATGGTACTACCAGAAAATAATCTTTTTAGTCTACCTGTTAATGTTGTATCTGCCATAATTTTACCTCTTGTTTAAATAAGCCATTCTAATGATTCTTTTATCTTACCATCAGGTGTCCATTCCCATTTACTATCGTTTTCCTGATTAGTATTTTGTGGTAACATCTGTGATGCTACACCACTCAATGTCTTCTTTTGTAAATCAATTCCCTCTTGTCTTAGTCTCAAAGCAGTATCTCTTACCCAAAGACAAATAGCGAAACTCATTACTAAGTCATCATTGTAACCCTGCATAGCTTCGGCTTTATTGTTATTATATATAAATACAAACAACTCATCAATTAATCGATTTGAACGGACAATTACTGATTTTTCTCTAAAATATTCTTCCAATTTAGCAATTACCAAAGGTCTTGTTTTCATTGTCATAGAGAAACCAGGTACCATATTTCTATCTTGTGTTCTGTATCTATTATTTATTTGGTGTTCTGTGTCCACATATTGTAAATCTTTACTGGTATAAAATAGGTTTTCATATCCTCTGTCTATTACTTGTTGAATCGTAGCCCATCCAATGTTATTGTTTTCAATAACCAACAAAGCATTATTGTATTCTGTAGATATGTTTACTAATAAATTACCAAAGTCTTTTGTAGAAATCTTACCTTTATATTCAACAACTTGTTCCATTGTCTCTATATCCATAATGTGAAATGCGGAATAATCAGCACTATCTCCTCTACCTACATCCGCTGAAACTACATAATCTTTCGTATAGTTTGGTGATTGCCAAACCCAAATATTACTATCTATTCCTCTTTTTTCAAGTGGGTCTGTACAGTGTGTTTCTCTATACTCCTCTAAAGTAACACCATCAATAACAGTCTGACCTGAAGTGATAAAGTCACAATCACATTCTTGAGCTGCTAGTGAAGGACCCAATAGTTTGTCTTGTTCTGCTCTCCAGTTATCATCTCTATCAGGATGTAAACTCCAATGTAACCTTATAGTATTCCAATCATTTGTTCCATCTTCGGCATCTACCCAAGTTCTATGAAACCAATTACCAACACCATTAGGTGTAGAAAGTGCGATACATTGTCCACCAGTAGATAGTGTCTGTGAAGCAGCAGCCCATATCGGTTCAATCTTATCGATGAAAGCAGCCTCATCCAATATTAGTAGAGATAGTGCTTCTGAACGACCACTATCCTCACCACTCGATACTGCTTTTATTTGTGAACCATTTTTGTATCGTAGAGATAGTTTGTTATCTTCCGTACATTTTTGTTTTAACCAAGAGGGTAAGTTGGCGTGCATTACTCTTACCTTAGTTACTAAGTTCTTAGCAGTATCTTGTTTAGTAGCGATTACCAATATGTTCTTATCTTGATGAAATGTCATCATCCAAAGAGAGTATCCAGCAGTCAATGTAGACAATCCTAACTGACGAGCTTTTAGTATAACATTGAATCTATGTTCTTCAAACACCTTTAGTGATTTTTCTTGATATGGAAAAAGATGAAATGGTACTTTACCTTTCATCGGATGTTGTACCACACAATACTTTTTCATAAAGTATGCTGGGTCTTGAGCACATTTTATGTATTCTTTTTTAATTACTTCTTTTAGTACTTTAGGTTTCATTATATTTTTCCTAAGATAAATCCTATTCCTAACCAAAGATATTGATTCTCATACCATTTCTTTTCAACTAAATCAATCATCTTTTCATTAGCTTCGTCACGTGATTTCAATAAATCAATTTGTTTTTTCTGAGCAAGCAATACTAATGTGTCTAACTTTGCTTGTTCTTCTAATTTCATAATAACAGAATCAGATTTAGCAATAGTAATTTTTTGAAATTCTATCAATGTGTTAGCCTTAGCAATCTTATCTTCCCATTGAGCATCTCTTTGTTTTATCATTTCTAAAGCTTGTTCTTCTGTAAATGTTGTTTGTCCATCTACCATCGATAAAACAAAAAATGATATCAAAAAGTATTTTAGTATTTTCATAGCTAGTCTCATTTACTTTTAGCAAACTTTCTAAGAAACTCTTCGGCTGATTCTACTTCATCATTATCATAAGCCTCTTGCATCTTTTCTGTTTTCTTTTTAGATATGGTAAGCTTTCTTTTTAGACTGCCTACCTCTTTCTTTGAAGCAGTTTTAGCTTCTTCTAATTCTTTGATTTGTTTTTCAACTTTCTTTTCTTCTTTCTTATTTTCTTTTATGACTTTTTTTAGTTCCTGCACTTTTTTATTTTTAGCAGCTCCAGCAGCAAACAAACCACCTACAAGTCCTAAGAACCCAAGTATTATCTTCCATAACTTCATTACTCTTTCTCCAATTGTTCTAATTGTTCTTTTAGTTTTATTATAGCTTCTTCAGCTTCAGCAACCATCTTTTCAGTTCCACCTTCCCACTTTTCTTTTTCTAATTCAGGATAGTTTACACCTACATTGTTCAACCACTCTGGCGCTTTCATAGTTTTGAATTCTTCTAATTGTTGTAAGTTGTCTTTGATAATAGCTATCTTATTCTTTTTCATCTTCTCATTAGCCCAATCATCAAACTTACCTTCTAACTTCAGTTTATGCTCTATCTCTACCTGACAATCAAAACAATGCTGAAATAGATTCCACATCTTATTGTCTAACCTTTTCTTCATAACTTTATCACATTTAGGACAAAACAATGGCATTCTAACATCTTTCATTATTTCTGTCATCTTAGGAATAACATCACCTTTTGGTTTTTGTTTTCCTTCATAACCTACTTGAACATAATTCTTTACATGCTCTCTTCCAGCCAAAGCATCTTTTAGTGCTTCGTTTTGTCTTTCTGATTCTTTACTATATCCTGCCATAACCTACTCCTATACGAATTTCAACATACCTAAGATTTGATTTGCTGGAGCAAAAGCACCAGTATACTTATAAACCTTTCCTTTGAAAACAAATGTAATTCCTTCCGTTGGAACTACAGCCTTCAATCCACCTATAGCATTTAATCTATCCAATTGAGTTTTCAATGTGTTTAACACCTTTGGGTCTTTTGATTTTCTAACCTTATCTATCGCCTTTTTCAAATCCTTTCGAATTGTCTGAGCCGCTTTAGTCGGATTAGCTGCTATAAAGTTTTGTAAGTTAGAAAGTATTTCAGCACCTAATTCGAAAAATAGTACTTCCCAATCTCTTATATGTTGTTTTTGTAACTTAGCATGATCCATCTTATCGGTGGACAATACCCAATCTAAAAATTTTGGATAATCTTTCAAATCATTTTTTATCTGTGGTATCTTATAAGACTTATCAAAGAATGCCCATCTCTTTGTTAGGTTCATTAGAACATCATTTGATGGGTTTGGATAGTCTGTATTTTTAGCACCATTGTAAATGTACTCCATCCAATATGCTTGATGATAATCAGAAAGAGTTGCGTTATCCGTTAGTTTGTAAACATTCTGTAACTTTTGTAGTTTACCTAAAAAGTAACTCTGTTTTTGTGAAAAGTTTTTTACCTGTGGCAATTGAGTTATGAATGGTTTAGTTATACTATAAGTCTTCTGTATGTTTTGATTTATCTGTTTTATCATACCTGCTAACATTCTAGCACTTCCTCTGTCCTCTCCGATTGGTGAACCAGCAGAATTGTATTCGATTGTTCCGTGAAATTGTAATAACGATTTATCATAAGGTATGACATTTGAAGTTGCTGGGTATATTACTTCCAAAGACATAAACTTCTTACCCTCAGCAAATACTTTGTCTTTTTGTTTTTTACTCAATCCCTTTAGTGCTTTTTGTAAATCTGACATAGCAGATACAAATGCTTTTTCAATATCTCCTCTACCAGAGAACATATTTCTTATACCACCAATATCTAAAGCATTAGCACCAAAATTCTTTATGTGTCCTTTGTTTCTAGCTGCAACTAATTTTCCATTTTTCCAACTAATCATAATATTCTGTCCATCTGTCTTTTCCGTAACAGGACCTTCTTTATCAAGATTACCTTGGAGTGTATTTATAATTAGTGTTTTAAAATCTGAAAATGTTAAATTTTTATCATCAAATGGATGATTGAGATGTCCATATGCACCACCCTCTAATAGTAACTCTTTCTTCCACCAATCCTTAGAGAATGTCTCTACCACTTGAAACTCATTTGGTAAATACTCTGTCGAATTAGCACCAGCAGCAAATAAACTACCTATAATATTATCTATAGCTGCGCTGGTTCCCATCCAATTCACAACTTCCCAGCCTAATGGTTCTATAACCTCACCCATCCACTTCTTATATTTCTCTACAGCTGCATTAGAACCCTTCGCTTGTCCATGATCTAAATAAGTTAGTGGTACTG